TAAGTTTTAACTATATTATCTGGTTCTTTATCAAATCTTTTCTTCATTACTTCTACATTTCTAATATCGTCATCTGAAAATCCAATACTAGGAACAAATTTATTAGCAACATCTTTTTTAAGGAATGCTCTTTTATTAAGTAATGCAGCCATGGCTTTTATGTAATCAACAAACCCTTCCATCGCTTTAACTTTAGCTTCTTCAGGATTGGACGCACCTCCTTCGTCTCCAAAAGAAACGGGGTGGTACTTGTTGAGTTCCAAATATGATTTAATTAATTCATTGTCGGTCATTTCTTCTTCACCCACAAACGAACGGTACTTTCTTAAATTTTTAATTAGTTGTTCCTTACTAATACCATTGAAGTCATTGATGATATAATTGTAAACCCCTTGTTTTAAAGTGTTTGGATTGTGTCCTCTCGCAGTAATAATTGAAAAAATTGATCCGTTATTGATTGCCTCTCTAAAGTCGTCAAACGCAGGACCTACTTTAGCTTTCATCGCATCAATCAAAAATTGTTTGTCTCCTTCAGTTCTGAAGTTTCTAAATGGATTTTCCGCAAACCCTACAATTTTTTGACCATTGTAATCAAAGTCTTCTTTTCCAATCTTAGTCCTGTATTCCGCAAAATCTGCGGTAGACATACCAACCTCATCACCGTCTTCGTCTTTCAATACTATTTCAGTTGGCATATGAACAATATTATCATCCCAATCAAAGGCGTAATATTTCATATCCGGTGAACCTTTCGTATCAAACCCTTCTTTAAATTCTTTCTTCATGTTTGGCTAAAAAAGGGGGAGATTAACTCCCCCATTATTTTATTAGATATTTTCGAAAGTAGCACCTGCTGGTGTAATCAAGAATTCAATATCAATGAATTCAAGAGCTTTCGTTGGTTTCAAGTAAATTTTACCTGTTAGTGTGTTTCTGTCAAGATCTTCAGGTGATGAAGAAACTGTTACACGGAAGTCGTAAACACCTCTGTCTCTTCTGATAGAATCCATGATTGGATTTACAGCGTCTAAGAATTGTTGTCTTACGATTTCATCGTTTTGTTCGAACAGTAATCTTACAGCTACCGCTGAAATTAACTTACGAGCTTGTAAAAGAAGTCTTCTAACATTCAATCTATCAAGAGCAGATTCTGCAACTTGAAGTGTCTTGTTACCCCAAATTACTGTACCTACGTCAGAGAAAGTTGCAATTGGGTTGATTCTTCCTTTGTATAAAGTATCTCTATCTTCTTGAGTCAATTTCTTTCTAGCTTTGATTGAATTAACAAGACCTCTTGTGTAACCCGCTGATGCGTACCAAGGGAACGCAATGTTATCTGTTAGAGCTAAGTTTCTACAAACTTCTCCTGTTGAAGGAATATAAAGTTGTGTATTGTTAACTGTATCTCTTACAAGAATCCATGGGTAGTAAGTTGCTGTGTAGTTCGAATCGATACCAGTGTTTTCTAAGTTATTAACTGCTTCAGTTGGATAAATAAATCCGTTGTTATCAACAGTTGACGGATCAAACATGTCGTAGTCAGGAGTTGTAACGATATAGATTGAGTCAGCTCTGTCATCTTCAACCATATCAACAGCATATTCTGCTAAACCACTATTGTTAACATAGTCGATACCTGGACTTACAAATACGTTAATATTTGTTGCCTCAGGGTTAGCGAATGTTGATATACCTAATTGGTATGCGTAGTAGTCAGTGTTTGCCCAATCAGATACTTGATCACCTACTGCGTAGTTTCTAAATGCTCCCCATCCTGTAGCTGTTGGGTATCTTGATGAAGCACAAGCTCCTTTTAAGTATCCTGATCCACCTAAGATATAGTCATCTGTGTTTGTTCTTGATTCTCTGTAGATATCCCAACCATCAAAACCACCCGCTAAACATACTGTGAATTTTCTTGCGAATAATCTGAAGTAAGGATTTTCAGGAGATGTTGGTTCTTGGTTGAAACTAGCATCACCAACTTCGAAAGCTGATTGACCACTAGTCATGAATGTGTTACCGATTGTTACAACAGTAGCACCTGAGTCCATGTGGAAACCTTTAGTCTTATAGTTCCAAGGGTTTTCAATATTTGTTTGACAATGATCTATGATATTTTGGAATCCTTTGAATTCTAAGAATGATTCGTCAATACCTACTGTGTTAGAGAAACCTAAGAATGTTCTTCTTACGTTATCACCTGCACTTGTAACTTGGTTACTACCACCATTAGTCGTTCCAAATGGAGGATTGTAAATCACTTGACCTGGGAAATAGTATTCTGTTTTATAGATAGGAATTGGAGATTGAATATCACCTGAGTAATCTCTCATCACATAACCTTCGAATCCACAAGGTAATGCATCAATTGGATACTCTTCAGATAACTCAATCATTACAAAAGCCGAATTTAATGAGTATTCTCCGTCAGAAGAACCGATCTTCTTAGCTACGAATGAATTACTATTTGGATCCATTGTACAGTTTGTGAATTTCTCTAACACAACTGGATTTGCATCTGTATCAAAGAAATCTCTAATCATAACGTCAAACGTACTGTTGTTGAATGACATGTTCATGATTGAAATTTTGATTTCAGTATTAGCTGAATCTCCGTCAGATATAGAAATAAATTTAAATAGATTGTAAACTTTATTACCTCTTAATTCAGAAACAACCCAAGGTGTTTTAGGACTTTGGTATTGGAATAAATTATTTGCAATTGAACTTACGTTACCGTCTCTTGCTTCAGGTAATGCAGTTAAGTCAGGGTTAATACCACGGATATATCCATTATTATAAGCCCAGTTCATCATTGTTTGATAGTACTCCTCTACAAATAAAGGAACTTCGAATCTTGATTTAGTGAAGTTTGCAATACTCAATACTTTTGTAATGTATTCTGAATCAGAAGATTGGAATGAAGTTTCAAAAGAAAAAGTATCTCTAACACCATTCTCATCTGGTATCGTAATACCTGATATTGCAAATGTTGAGAAAGGATTTGATGTAATTGCTGAATATGCACCTGATGTATCGATAACAACATCTGTTAGACCTGATACTTGATATCTTGGACCAGCTGTTGTTGAATTGTATAAACTAATTCCTCTTGATCTTAAAGTTGCAACAACTAAATTATCATACTCTGTGTATGAACCACCTGAGAAGAAATATGCGCGTCCCGATACTGTACCTGTGTAAGAACCGATTGATGTATTTCCTGAGATACCATTAGCCACAGGCATAATGTAGTTAGTAAAAGAAAAACCAGTATATCCACTTAAAGATGTGTCAGGTTTATTGAATGTTGCATAATACCACTCGTCATTACTTTCTGCAGAAAAAACGATATTGTTTAAATCTAAGTCACTAACACTTAACGCATTTGTAACTCCAGTGAAAGTACTTCCTGTTAAATCAGTAAGATCATTAGTATCAATTGAACCATAAACATATAAACTTGTTCCTGATGTAGTACCAGATGCTTTCATTATATCAACTAATTGATTAGTAATATCAGTCTTGAAAGAACTTTGTGTTCCGTTGTTTTGAGTAAACGGAGTATTAAGGTTATCCCAAATAATATCAGGTAATGTCCCTTGATTTAAGGTTATTGTCGAAGAAGTACTTCCTGTAGTACCTGTAAAAGTAAATGAAAAATCTACACTAGATCCTGATTGACCTATTGTAGAAGGATTGACATTTGCAATTGTTGTGATAGACCAAGAAGGACCAGCGTCATAACCTGACAAACCAAGAATTCTTGTAACAAACAATTGGTTAGATTGTTGTAAATAAGACTTTGCGATATACGCCGCCTCATATTTAGGGATTTGTGTATTCACAAATTTTTCAGGAGATGTTGTTCCGAAAATAGTTGTGAATTCATCATAATTCGTAATGAATATTGGTTCGAAGGCAGGTCCCTTAAGGGTTTCTCCAACGATACCTAATGTTGTTACACCGACACTCTGCGCCACGAAGGATAGGTCGGTCTCTGTAGTGTAAACACCAGGTGATA